ATGACTGCTACAGCAGCTATGAGAAGTCTAGTGGATGCAGGTCAATTCGCAAACTTACCAGGAGGATTTAAAGCAAAAGGCGTAAGGATTGTTGGTGATAATGAACCAATAAGTCCAGGTGAGTTTAAAGAAGTTGAAGCAACAGGACAAGATTTGAACAAGGCGATTATCTCTCTCCCCTATAAAGAACCTTCCTCAACTCTTTTTCAAATGCTTGGCTTTGTAACTGCAGCAGGACAAAAGTTTGCAGATAGTACAGAACAAATAGTTTCTGATGCTGCATCTTATGGACCTGTTGGAACGACTATGGCATTACTAGAAGCATCAAGTAAGTTCTTCTCTGCTATCCATAAGAGATTACACAAATCTCAAAGAGATGAATTTAAAATACTTGCAAGAATCAATTATGATTACTTACCTTCAGAATATCCATATGAAGTTCCTTTTGCTGAAAAAAACATTCTTAAACAAGACTTTGATGGAAGAGTGGATGTTATCCCTGTCTCAGATCCTAACATTCCATCAAATGCCCATAGAATGATGATTGCACAAATGGCATTACAAATGGCACAACAATCACCTCCTGGTATGTTTAATCTTGAAGCATTAAATAGAACAATATTAAATTCTGCTAATATGCCTAATTTAGAAGAAGTGTTACCACCTAAAAAAGAACCACAACAAATGGACCCTGTATCTGATATAATGGCTGCAACAAAAGGTATACCTATTGCAGCATTTGCAGGACAAAATCATGATGCTCATATACAAACAAAAATGGCATACTTACAAGATCCACAGAATGGTGCTAATCCTATAATGGCTAGGTTAAAACCAATACTAGAAGCAAATATACAAGAACATTCTGTAATGAAATACCAAGAACAAATGAATGGTATGGCAAGAATGGCAATGGAACAAATGCCACCTGAACAACAAAAAGATCCTAAAGTTGCAGAAGCAGCTATGGCAAGTGCAGCTCAACAAGTATTAAATGCAAATATGGCAGCAGGTCAAGTACAATCACCTGAACAACAAATGGTAGCTTTAGAACAAGCTAAAGTCGAATTAGAAAAACAAAAACTACAACAAACTGCTGCTAAGTATTCTGCAGACTCTGCATTAGATGCACAGAAATTGGAATTAGAGGAAGCTAAATTAATGGTGGAATCTGGTAAAGCTGGTCAAGATTCAATACTGAAAAAGGAAAAAGCTGATCTTGATAGAGCAAGTAAAGAAACTATGAAAGCTCTTGATAATCTAACTAAAACAGCTATTGCTGACCAGAAAGCTGAAATTGATCTAGAAAAAATTCGTATGAATGCTCTAGAGAAAGTTTCATTAATGGAAGATCTAGATGATAGACAACGAAGTTTTAAACTTATGGATGTTATGACAGATCTAATAAAAGAAGAAACAAAAGGAGAAACAAATGCCAATAGGGAATAAAGCATATCCTGTTGATAAAGGTATTACTGATGGTAAACCTATGCATGTACCTAATAAAGATGGTGGATTGTATGGAGATTCTACTAAAATGTCACAAGCTGACTTTGGAAGTAAACCTAAACAAGGTGTGTTAAATCAACGTGAAGATTCTTCTTGGAAGTATCCTTCACCAACTAAAGGAAAAAGATAATGTGGACTAAACCTATACTAAGAGAAGTATCTGTTGGATTAGAAATTAACTGCTACGCTTGTGCAGAAATCTAATTAAATGGAAATATGGGATGAGGTCGTTAAAGAATTTAATGACGAACTCAATAAATTAAGAACTGGTGTTTGTGATGGACAATCAGATGATTTTCCTCATTACAGACAAATGGTTGGACACATTTATGGAATTGAATGGTCCAGAAATAAACTAACAGATATTGTTAAAAAACGTATCTATTCAGATGAAGAGGAAGACTAATGCAACAGGTATCATTAGCTAAGACTATTAAGAATGATATGTGGATTACAGAAGAAGAAAAAAGTGATCCAAATATTCTACCTGAACTTCCAGGTTTTCATGTACTCGTAAGACCTGTCTCAATTAAAGAAAAGACAAAAGGTGGTATACTATTACCTGATTCAACAAAGGAAGACATGGCCTATCTTACTACAGTAGGTCGTGTGGTAGCTCTAGGAGATTTAGCTTATCAAGATAAAGATAAATTTCCTAAAGGTGAATGGTGTAAAAAAGGTGATTATGTTTGTTATGGAAAACACTCAGGTCAAAAGATAAAATATAAGGGTATTCGTCTTATATTATTATTTGATGATCAAATTATTATGCGTGTGGAACATCCAAAAGATCTAGATCCAACCTTTAATTTACATGCAGGTAGTGCATAAGACTTGCACAAACTGTTTTTTTGTAGTATAATATAAGGTATATACGTAAGTCGTATGTCTCGTAAACAACGAAAGGAAGAACTATGTCTGAAGACGAAAAAAAAGAAGAATGGAATGAAGTTGTTCCAGAAGAAACAACAGAAGAAAAAGTAGAATATGAGGTAGAAGGAGAACAAAAAGAAGAAGCTCCACCTCCAAAAGAAGAAGTAGTAGCAGAATCTCCTACAGAAGAAACACCTCCAGAGCTTGAAGGTGTTCAAACTAAAGGAGCACAAAAAAGAATACGTCAGTTAGTTAAACAACGTAAAGAACGTGATGAACAACTTGCTCAAGTTATACGACAAAATGAACAATTATCACAACAACTAAATCAAGTTCATCAACAATTTACAAGTGCTAGAGGAGTAAACTTAGATGCTTCTGAAAAACAATTAACTGATAAATTAGAGTTAGCACGTAATGCATATAAAACTGCTCACGAAGAAGGTGATTCTCAAAAAGTTTTACAAGCTCAAGAAATGCTTAATGATGCTCAAACTGATTTAAAAGCAGTACAAATAACAAAACAACAGTTTCAACAACAGCAGCCACAAGAAAACCAACAAGGTATAGGACAACAACAACCACAATATCAACCTCAACCTACACCTGATCCTAAAGCTCAAGACTGGGCATCTCAAAATGAGTGGTTTGGTAATGATAGAGTAATGACTGCTGCTGCACTAGCAATAGATGCAGAATTAAAAGAAGAAGGATTTAGTCCTACAGATCCTGAATTTTATCAGGAAGTAGATAATAGGATAAAAAGAACATTTCCTCATAAGTTTTCAACAACCAACGAGGAAGTTCGTCAGCAGGAGAAAACGTCACCTCCTGCTCAAGTAGTAGCTGGAGCATCTCGCAGCTCTCCAGGTTCCAATAAAAAAGTTAAACTATCTAAAGAAGATATTCGTTTAGCTAATAAATGGAATGTACCACTTGAAAAGTATGCAGAAGAAAAACTGAAAGCTGATAAAGCTGAAGGTGAGTATACTACAATTAATATGCAGCGTGGAGGATAAAGTTATGACACGAACAAATACACGTAGTTCTGAAGCTCGTGAGAACTTAGATAGAGAAACAAATGAATATACTTTTGAGGAGCAAGATGCTCTTCATATTCCTGAAGCAATTACAACTCGTTTCGCCAACGAAGGTATGACTCTTGGATGGTTAAGAATAACTCTTAAAGGTCAAGAAGATTATAAATATATAGGTAAGAAATTGCAAGAAGGATGGGAGTTTGTTTCAAAAGACGAAGTTCCTGAACTTGGAGCAACATCTGTCGTTAGGGATGAAGGTAGATATGCTGGAGCAATCTGTCGTGGAGATATTGCGTTAGGAAAAATTCCTACTAGAATCTACAAAGCTAGAAGTGAGCACTATAGAAAAAAATCTGATCAGTTAATGGATGCAGTTAATTCACAACTAATGAGAGGTAATAATTCTAGAATGCCTATTTCTAATACAAGTAAAACACAAACAATAAAAGGGCGAACACCTAGATTTCAGGAATAGTCCTTTAGAAAAGGAGACAAAACATGTCAACAACTAAGGCATTTCGTGGTTTTGTTCCTGCTCGCAAAAAAGATGGAGCTTATAATACTGGTTCCTTTACGCAGATTTTCTCACCTACTTCAGGTGGTGCTTGTAATAATAATATTTTTACTGGCGATCCTGTAGTTTTACCTGGTGCTAATCTTGCTACTATTCAACCACATGTGGCTGGTACGCTAAAACCCTCTGGGATTTTTGCTGGCTGCTCATATGTGTATAATGGAGAGCAAAAGTTTAGTAGGTATTGGGGTACAGGAACCTCTGCGAATGGATATTCAGATGTTAAGTTCTTTATCATAACTGATCCAAATCAGACATATTACATCCAATGTAGTCTGTCTTTGTCTGCAAACGAACTAATGGTTGTTAAAAACTATAATGTAACTGTAAGTTCAACTGCAAGTTCTGGTGATACCACAACTGGTCAGTCAAGCTACTATATGTTAGCAGCGAGTGGAGCAGAATCTGAACAACAACTAAGAGTCATAGGTAAGAAGCAAGATGATGGAGAAGCTGATTCAGATGCTTATCCTATTGTGGAAGTATGGCTAAACATGCATAGAGATCGCTACGTTACAGCGACTGCATCTTCAGCATAGAAAGGAAATAGAAAATGGCTATAAATAGATCAAGTATCGCCAAAGAACTCCTTCCTGGATTGAACGCAGTCTTTGGAACAGAGTATGGCGAAGTTAATGATGAGCACAAACCATTATTTGAAATAGAAAATTCTGATCGAGCATTCGAGGAAGAAGTTCTATTTACAGGTTTTGGTACTGCTCCAGATAAAACAGAAGGTGCTGCTGTAAGTTATGATGACGCACAAGAATCATATACAGCTCGTTATGATAACGAAACAGTAGCTCTAGCTTTTGCAGTAACAGAGGAAGCTATGGAGGATAACCTCTACGATACTTTCGCTAAGTTACGTGCAAAAGGTCTTGCAAGAGCAATGGCAAACACCAAGCAAGTAAAAGCTGCTAAAGTCTTTAATAATGGCTTTACTGCTGGAGCTTCTGCTATTGGTGATGGTGTAGCATTCTTTAGTGCTTCTCACCCAACTATTGCTGATGGAACTCAAGACAATAGAGCAACTGCTGCAGCAATAGCTGAAGGTACTTTAGAAAGTGCAGTAATTCAAATACAGAAAACAAAAGATGATAGAGGTATCTTAATTGGTGCTTCTGCAGTATCTTTACATGTTCCTGTTGATTTACTATTTACAGCAGATCAATTATTAAATACTCCAG